AACAAGCTAATGTTAATCTTATTAATGCTCGCGCTGAAGACATGACCGCTCGATCAGAAGCTAATCGTGGTCTTGCCATAGAACGTGCATCACGAGTTGATGAAAACGAAGCTCTCGCCGTAGAACGAAGAGCAGCAGCGATAAAAGATCAGGATCTTGGCTTGTTGTCTCTGGTAAAAGCTATGAAGGAGATAGATACGGTAGATATATCGCATATTAGTCAACTCATGGCTATTCAGAATATGCTTAATGATCGACAAAAGTTTGATGATAAAGTATCAGATGAGAATACTAAAGATAAAAAAGCAGAAGCTATAGCGGCAGTTTCAAGGGCATCGCATCCGGTACAACCACAACAAGTTGAAAACCAAGCACCGACTATGCTATAGATTAGATAATAGCTCTATGGTAGAGGTATTAATGAAACCTTGTGAATCTTTATGATTCGCAGTTCCACAGAAAGGAGCCATAATGGCAACAAAAAGATACTACGAAGAAGACAAAAGAATGCATAAGTCTTCCCGTAAACCAGATAATGAATATCTGATGGAAAAAGATGATGCAGGTATGATCCATAGTGATTACACCAAGATGGCTAATCTTCCTCAGGATGTCATGATGAAACCATACCCTAAATGTCCTGCTTATATGGATTGGGAAATGGAAGACAATATCAAAGGTATTGATAGACAACTTGAAAATGACAACGCACGAAGACGATCTGGATTTGATCCCCATAAATATTAGGAGATCTTTTTATGCCTACGCAAATAAGACCAAAAGGTATTGGCAAAGATATAGCGTTCTCTATTTTAGGTATACCGCAGAATATGTTGTATAAAAAAACTAAAAAAGAAAAAGAGCGAGACGATCAGATCTTTTTGCGGCAAAGCACTACAAGTTCTAGAATATTTTAGGCTTTATTTTTCATAAAAAGCCTTTATCCCTAAAAAGATAGAGGCTTTTTATAAAATAGGAGACTCCTGAATGGCTTCTAAAGAAAAAATTACGGTAGCTAAGGGTATAAAAGTTGCCCATGGCAAAGAAGAGAAAATGCGAGAGAAAAAAGGTTCATCTAATACAGGAAAATATAAAACAGTCTCACCTAAGGAATTTGCGGGATCTTCTGGTGGCTCTTCTCGTTATTCTTTTCCTATTAATACTCTTGCAAGAGCTAGGAATGCCTTAGCAAGAGCTCATCTTGCTCCAAATCCAGAAGGCATTAGAGCAAAGGTTTATAGAATGTATCCAGAGTTGAAGAAAAATCATGAAAAAAGATATAAAAGTAAGGAATAATCATGAATGCAAAAAAATGTTCTAAATGCAAATCAGAAATGTGCCGTTGTAAAAAGGGTTAATATGCCTAGATTAAATAAGAATGCTTCCAAAAAGAAGAAACGTAAGGTCATGAAACAAGAAATGGATCTATTTAAGTCTGGCGAATTACATTCTGGATCAAAACATGGCCCAATAGTAAGTAATCCAAAGCAGGCCATTGCGATAGGTCTCTCAGTTAGTGGACAATCAAAGAAGAAACGCAAGAAGAAAAAATAACATTGGCTTCATTACCCATTAGGTACCTACTTACTGTTGTTCTTTTCTAGGTAGGTACCTAAAATTAAAGGCTTATATGAACGATAAAAAAACCGTTGGTAAAATATATACGGAAATTCAGAACAAGCCATCTGATAAAGCAAATGTATTTGAATTTACTTCAGCTATTGGCAATGACTTAATGCCAAAACTTATAGCTCTCGTAGAACGAGACCGTAAAAATACTACCAATGACTTCTTTGTAGAAGTTTGTTTTAGAATGAATGCTCTTATGCCTGGTGTTCCTGAGTTCTATCTGATTTCAAGGCATACCTGCCCGACTCCTTTTCCAGATCGAGCTGCATTTCACTATGATATGAAAAAACAAGATCTATTCTTTCTTTGGCATGTCCCTTCTTTACAAGAATGTGATTATTATATAAATAATATGTTAACATTGCGTGAAGATGAAAAAGAAGCTCTCCATAATGTATTAGATTATAGAAATGGCACTCTATTACGATTAGCTAAGAAATTAAATGGGGAAGTTAATGACTATGAATTAACTTTCTTTAGAAAGGACAGTAATGGGGAAGAAGGAAAAATTATTTCCTGACGGGAAAATAAATATAACCTTTGAAAAACATCGTAAATATTCTACTGAGGTTCCTGATATAAGTGTAACTATTGATGAAAATGGTGGTTCAAACGTTACTATAAATACTGAAAAAGCTTATTATGCTCTCGCTAGACAATGCCTGGAAGATAATCCTCCTAAGTTCAATATAGAAAATAAACCTAAATTGCCTGAATTTATACTAAAAAATTATTATGAGGAAAAGGACAAGTAATGGCAACGACCTTAAACCAATTATATCCTGATGCGGTTTATCCTGATAAAATTAATGCTTCACAAAATCAGGCACCTGAAGTCAATGATGGATCTAAAAAATTTTCTGTTCATCCATTTTTAAGTTCGGAATTCACTCCTACGAATCAGGTGACTTCGTCAGAAGATGTTATTGAGCAACAGACAAGTACTGCGAAGTCACCTGACACAGAAGAACCTTCTCTAGAGTCACATCAAGAACATAATGTTGAACAACAACGAGAAGAAGAAGTACCAAATAATAAAGAACAAGAATCTAAAGATTGGTATCAAATAAGAGCAAAGTCTGAAGAAGCTAAGCAGGCAAAAAGAGAAGCTGAAGCACTAGCGAGAGAACGAGATTTTTACCGAGAGCAAGCTCTTAAGTCACAACGACAGCCAGAAGTTCAGGAAGATTATAGAACCGATACTGAAAAGCATTTATATCAACAAATGGAAGAATTGAGAAATCAAATTGCACGCACTTCTCAAGAAACAGAAAAAGCAAAGAGACAGGCAGCAATAGCCTATGCCGAACAAAGATTGATTCAAGATTATCCAGATATAAAACAGGTAGTTAGTGAAGAGAATATTCATAAACTAGAGATCGAATATCCACACCTTTATAGGGCTGTTATATCATCGAACGATGTATATGAAGTTGGGTCTGCCGCGTATGAATTGATATGTGCTAAAGGTATAGCTCAACCTAAAAAGAATACACTCCAAAAAATAGCGCAGACTAGTAATCCTAATAAGGATAGGCCTCGATCAGCATCAACAATATCTCCTCAATCCGGTCCAACTCCTCTCCATAAAGCTGGAACCTCAATGGGAAACTCTATATCTTCTGACGAAGAGAAGAAAGCTCTTTGGCAGGAAATGGTTAATTGTTCAAGAAGTAAGTCAGTGTTTGTGTGATTATATTACATTCTATAATAACTTCTTGCCTATACCTTGTTGACTATCTGAAGGTCGTTGATCAATAGATCCTTGAGAATCTAGAAACTCTTTGATGAGAGACTGAACAACATTAGATATGGTTTCTCCTGGTTTCCAGTACACGTAATTTCTTAATGCTTCTGCGGTATCGAAATCAATAATTGTGCTTAAGGAAGTTCTTTTTCTTTTCATGATAACTCTCTCATAAATGGGCCCATTTTCAGGCATCTGTTTTTTAATATCAGGCATGGCACGAACAAAATTCGATTCCTCACCTGCGAGTAATTTTTTATTGAATGAAGTTTTTTTTATATAGGGCAACTTACGAGTCGTGGTAATTTTCATATATTTCCTTAATGGGCCCATTTTACTTAAATTTCTACTCTTTTAACGTCCTTATTTTTTACTTTCTGGTGGCCACAAAACTGGCTTTTCTTTAGTAACCATTAAGGCTCCTTAAATGTTAAAATATTATATAACTATCTACAGTTTAACATACTTTAATTACATGAACAACATGAAATACAAGTATATCGTGATTGATCTTAAATTTATTTCTTTATAGTATCCCCTTGAGTTGTAAAGGGTAGGCGTCACTCACTACCAAAAATCGGGGTTGTAAATTGAGGGCTCACCCCGCCTAATCAGGTTGTAAATTTCAAGTCTCACCGAGCTTGGGCGAGTTGTAAAAGGTAGCAGTCACTCCCTACCGAAATTGGGGTTGCAAATCGAGGGCTCACCCCGCCTAATCAGGTTGTAAGTTATGAGTCTCACCGAGCTCGTTGTATTATCGTTTAGTTCTTTTTCACCTTAATGGTGTTCAAGGAAATATATGGCAATTACTACGACAGGTACGCTGCCCCCTCCAATACAAGCTTCATTCAATAAAAAATTACTCGCAGTTCCCGTACCTAACTTTATTTATGCCATTCCTGCTATGAAGAAAGAGATGAGCAGAAATGGTGGTACTACTGAAAGATGGCGTCGATATAATCCATTGCAACCAGCATTGGTTCCTTTGGGAAATAGCGGTATAACGCCACCTCCTCAAAATCTAACGGCAGTCGATATAGATGCTAAGATGAGTTTTTACGGTAATGGTGCCGTAACAGTTTATTGCTAAAGACCTACGTTGCAATAAACGAGCAGGTTGTAAAAGATCTTTGAAATTCCTGGCTTTGTAAGCAGTTGGCCTGCTTTAAATCCGCTCTGATTGACTTGGAAGCCCTAACGTAAAGACGAGGGTGACAAGGCGCAAGGGTCGTAAGATGACTAGCGTGAGAGACTGAGGCGAGTGGAATCCATTAGGATAAGCGACAGTCCGATCTCTATAGAAAATATAGAGAGAGAGGAATAACAAGACTCTCCTCCAAATAGAAATTATTTGGTCATAAAAAGTAACAGAATAATGCACTTTACAAAACCAGGATCCAGTTCTTAATGAATGTGCGATTCGTCTTGGTGTATCTTTGCGTCAAACAGAAGATATGCTCACCTCGAATATGCTCGCATCTACTGCTTCATTCTTAAATTGCATAGGTGGATTTAATGGAGACGTCCCTACAGAAATGACAGCCTTCGATGTTGGTTCGGCTGTTTCCATTCTATTAGGTGCAAATGCCTATACCATCATGGATCAAATAGGTGGTGAGGATAAGTTTGGCACTGGTCCAG